CATTAAAGCCATTCTTAACCAATGAGACCGAACCACAAAATTTACAATAATCCACAAAACCCTCCCTTTTCTGCAAGGGTAGCATAGCTTAGAAATAATATCTATGATTGTTTAACAATGCCGAATCATAATGGTAGATTTAAGTTGACTCTTCGCAGGAGTTTCAATTTTGTAGCCCTCTCCTGAAGCGATTATCTCAAAGATATCGAGAAAATTTATTGCAAATATACTATCAAAAAATACTTGGCAGTATAGTTGCGGACATCTATTCTGTGACAACCATCTGTAAACAATCAATAAATCTTCAACTTTTACTGTGAAGCTGGGACATAGCTGGGAAGGTTTCCGCCCTGTTTCTTGCCATTCTCTATTTCTTACATCAATATACGTAAGTGCCTCAAACTTGCTGGATCGTACTTCTATAGAAAAATCGCACAATTCTACAGTTTGAGTCAATTGAGAGGTTGGTAGGTAAGAAATATCTGTTTCGCATTCAACGCTTTTGTCCATGACAAGTAAATCTGGACGTTTGCCGTACAAGCCAACCTCTTTCCATCTCTCTATAAAAAACTCTTTAAAACCAGAATCGCCAGCTGAGATACTATCCGATTCGCCATAATGAACGACCTTTTTGTTTGGCAATACTTTTCTAATTGAAGCTGCAAGAATATTTTCCGCCCAGTCACCCATTGCTCGATTTGCCAAAAACTCCGATCTAACATCGGTTGGTACTCGTGGAGGTTTGCTTATGTCCGCAGGGTCACCGAACCCAAGATACCTCTCTTCAACACCTCTGCTTACAAGCTCTGCGCAAAGACGATCCTTAACAGCCTCAAGCTTCCGAAAATATTCCATTTTTATTCCTTCAATAGATTAATTACTTCAGTTTCTAGAGCCTTGGCTATTTTAACAAGTGTGTTGATTGTTAAGTTTCTTTCTCCTCGCTCAACCGCACCTATATACGTTCGATGAAGGTCACATTCATCAGCAAGCGCTTCTTGAGATAGCCCTTTATGCTTTCGAAGCTGCCTGACATTATTAGCGATGATTATGTTCAAGTTTTTCATTACATATTTGTAGAAAAATGATGACAATATATCTACAGACTATAAGTAGCAAAATAGTTGGAGGCCTCAGCCTCTCGCCGCCTGACCAGCCCTCGCAGCTTTCGGCCACCGGCCCAGACCCAACGCATGAATTCGGCTGGGACTTCGTCATGCTCCTCTCGGTTGACCTTGCGGCGCAGGGTTGATCTCTGCAGAGCGCCGGAGCCGAGATTGAAGGTGAAGGATACCAACGCATCAAACTGACCATCTGTGAGTGGCACTTTGATCAGGCGCAGGACCGCACGTTCTGCGATGCCAACGTCTTTGATCAGCAACGCTTCACCGGCAGCTTCGGAAATGCCGCCTACGAACATTTCTGCCTCGCCCGGACGCAGCAAATGGCCGTATCCGATGGTGGGTAGTCCGGCGGCATCCAGATAGATTTCTGGCTCGAACCCCTCAAAGCGCTTGATCAGTTCAAGGCCATTCTTGGTGATCTGTCTCATCTTCCGCTCCGCACTTTGCTCATTGCGCGTTGGCCGAAATAGAAACTGATGATGCCTGCGAAGATGGCCTGATCCTCGACTGACCAGAGCATATCCATGTGCCATGGCAGAGGGCTGACCAGATCGACCATGGCAAACTGCATACATTTGATGGTGAAATAGAGTAGGAAGAAGGCATAAGCCAATACAGGCCGCACCGTGCCATTGAGCGCATCCACCCATTTGATGCCGCTATAGTAAGTTTTGTAGAGCGCACGGCTTTCGGCAATATCCGCTTCGACATGGATTTCCTCCAGCCGGTTCATATGCCCTTGCTGTTGCTGCTCCATCTGCAGGCGCAGGATGGTCAGCTCGTGCTTGCGATCCTGATAATCCCTGAACAACTTCAGGATATCGGGGAATGTAGCGCTGATAAAACCGACTAATGCTCCAAGTAATGTAACCATGATTAACCTCCCTGTATGATTGTTTTGATGCCCTGCCATAGCGCCACCAGCGCACCAGTGATGGCGGCGGTAATGGCTGAGCGTTTAATCCATTTGATGACTTCATCTGATCCGGTGCGCGATTTTCGCAGGTAGATCATGTCGGCCTGCACACCGGTGGGGTCACTGGTGTCGATCCCGTATTTCGTCAAAGCATCCTCGATGCCCTCCCGCACTGCCGTGCGGATGGCTTTTTTCAGTTCTTCATCCATGATGTTACCTATGGGTTTGCAGCGTGAATTAGATCGGCAAGCTCGATGCCCATCTGCTGCAAGCTGGGCATGTTAAAATGGATGCCGTTTGGCGTGGTTTCGTTCCAAGCCAGCGTGCCGATAGTGATTGGCTGGTAAAGCTGGGTGAGTGCCTCAGCTGTAGCCACCTGCGCCTGCGCGGTGCGGATGGTTGCCTGCTCCTGCATATTGCCATCGCTACGGCCACTGGTATCGTCTGGCTGTTCGGTGCTACATGCCACGAGCATGATCGGCAGGCTGGCGCTGGTTAGCTCGCGCAGAACCTCATTCAGTCGCGACTGAATTGCCGCATACGCCGCCGCTTTGGTAGCGCTGCTGGCGTCATTCTCGCCAAGGCCGATGATGCAAGCACGGTAAGCAGGTGTGAATCCCCAATCTTCCAACGCGCTAATGGCGGGTGTAAGGTAAGATTTCAGTCGGTTAAGACCATCCTGAACCCCTTCGGCGGCATCGGGATTCCAGTCACTGTACAGATCATTGCCGCCGATGGTTGCCTTCACCAGAAACTGCTTATTGCTGCGAATCGCTGCCAGCCGGTGCATGAGCGATAAATCCAGCCCCCCGCTGCTGGAGGCATGGTCAATGTGGCTGTTTGCCTGCTCATACATCCACCATGTCAGCGGCTTGTTGGTGTCGCCATCATCATGGGTGTAGAGATAGCCACGCGGTGCAGCGTTCTGATAGGTCGGGTCAATGAGCGATCCGCTTCCTATGCCAAGCGCATTGGATGCGCCAATAAGCAGCGTAACATCCGCCACTGAAGGCAGTCCATAATATTGCCGCAAGGTGCGTAGGATATAATTGCGCTCCTGATCGCTCAGGATGCGGTCATACATCACCATGCCGTAAATATCGCCGGTATAGGCAAGAAAGGTTTGCAGCGGCGCGTTGTGATCCGTTTCCACAAACACCGAGGATACATTGAAAGGCACACGATAAAGCAACGCGCCATCTTCGCGCAGCTCGATATTACCCACCGTTACGCCACCATTCAGCTTTAGGTGCGTGATAACCGGCATATCCAGCGTCAGACTATTATCAGGCGATTGGCTGAACAAGTGGTTGCTGCTGTAGCCAATGCGCGACGTGTAGAGCGCAAGTCCGCTATTTTGCATTGAGCTGAACCGCGCACCTGGCACATAGCTGCTGCCAGCCACATTATTGCTCAGGTAGAAATACTGCTCATTCGAAGCGGCAGCCTGCTTATGGATGATAAACACTTCCCCGCCAGATCCATCATGCAGAAAATTGCGATTCCCCGCTGCGCCTGCCTTATAGCTGTTGGCATATTGATGGCCGATGCACTTAGTGCCATCGAAAGTGATGGTGTTACCGGTGCCATGCGTAATCGGATCACCGCTGCGGCCTTTATTGGCAATGGCTTTAACAGCAGAGCCTTCTAGCGTCAGTGCATCTTCGTCGGTGAAATCCCAGAAATCAAACGGATTCAGCAGATTAAGGGCAGACACGCCGAGGATTGAGCGGAACTCTTGCGCCAGCGCGTCATCAAAGGTGTTTTGATAGTGAAAAGCATTGCTCATAGTGTTACCAGTTCCATGGTCCCCTAAAGGTGATGTATTGAACATTGATGCGAACCACGCCGCCGGTGATGCTGCCGCTATCCGGTGTGATCTCGATGGGCGTGTCGCTGTAATAGCTGACCGGGTGATAGGTCAGGCCGACATTGGTGGAATCCTGCGCGGTGCCGATACCGTTTCCATAGCGGGAAGTGTCACCAGACACACCAACGCCGAAGCTGCCCACCGTGCCAGTGAGTGCCGTGATCACCCGTGTATTCACCGCCAGTACCGTGGCGCGGTTCGGGATATTGGTGGCGCTGGTGGTGCCACCGCTCAGGTCAATATCCTCCTGCCAGCGCTGGATGCGGAGATATTCCCCGCTATCCTGCATAATCATGCTGAAAGCCACCCACGCAGAGCCGTTGAAGGTGATGCGGCTGTCGAGGCTTTCGACCACCGCATCCATCCATTTAAACGGTGTGTAAAACACCCAGCCACCTGTGAGATACTGCGCCAGCTGATTGGCATGACCCACAAAATCGCCGCTGGGCGATGTGCCAACGATCACCAGATCACCCACGGCGGGGCTACCTGGTGGTGCATCGGTGATTTGTGACACCACGGGTGTGACGAACGCATCAAGGCGATTGAGTGCCTCATTGTGTGTCACTTCTTTTTGGGCTTGAGACGTAATAATATACGGCAAGCTCAGCCTTCCGGTCTGAGACATGATGTTCTCCAATTAAGTTTGGTTAAATGATGGAGGCTGCGGCGTAGCCACGTCCCACTACAGCGGATAGCTGGTAGATCTTCACATCGATGCTGCTTTGCGCCGATCCGAAGTCGGCAGCCTGATCCGCTGCGCTGTAGCTGGCAGTCGGGCTGGTCACCTCAATGGTTCGCACCACATTGCTGCCATCCAGAATATCCACCTCGTAGGCTTCGGATTCTTCACCCAGCGGAATGCCAACCCCATCGCGCCATTCGGCATCAACACGGGAGCGGCGTATCCAACTGATGGTAAGATCACCGGAGCCATCCCGCACACCCGTAACATGCACCGGAGCGAAGGGTTTCAGGTTGCGCCCGGTATAGGTGAAGGCCAACTCATCGGTATTGCCCAGCGAATTGCCCACGCTGACAGCCTTATAAAACAACTGCCGCCCGATCAGGTTATTGGCGATAGCCGTGGTATAGAGCGCCGGAGTAAGCACAATAAAACGCTCACCCGCCGCATGTGTGCCAATCGCCCATTCGGTTCCCTGACGACCGCGCAGTAGCTTAGTGAGCTTGTAGGTGTTCTCGCCAATCAGCTGCGCATTCTCAAACTGGATGAGCTCATTACCAATCAGAGCGGCGTTTGCACCATTCAGCACCGCCAATTCACTGACCGAAGCCAAGGAGCCGGAAGTCAGGATGACCTCTACCTCATTCGCCCGGTCCCATGTTTCAAATGGGCCTTCTGGCAAATTGGTGATGATCACGCCAAAGGTGGCGGCACCATCCAACCCCGCCAACACTTGGAAGGTGTTGCCTCCGGCCTCACCACCATCATCGGAGCGGTAGATCGCAGCTCCGTTCCAGTTCTGGCCATCGGCGGCTACGCCAATGCGCAGCAACCCTTGATTTGGAACTGTATCGGTGGGTAATGGCGGCGCATCCACAAACTGCACCAATGTTTCCGGTACCAAAACCGGCGGCTGCAGATTGCTGCTGGTTTCTCCGGGCGGTGTGTAAAAATCATACGAGCTGATATCTTCAGCAACCGCGCTGATTTTCATGACACCATTGGCTTCCATGTCCGTTTTTAGCACACGCATTTCATGCGGCACATTATTGACAGTGGCCGTGATGATATCGGTCGGCTCAATGCGCACATATTTCGGCGGCAGCGTCAGGGTAAAACTGGTGCGCTCCTTCCATGTGCCATAAAGCGTGATGTCAGCAATTTGCTTGGCTTGCGTGGCTCCCATCACGATGGGCAGATTGATCGTTACCTGATCCACCGCACGCACGACCTGCCGCTGTGAAACTTGCGTGACTGGGTCATAATTAAAGGGTCGGTCGATATAGGTGACGTTCACGCGCTGCGGGAGTTCAAGCTCCTGCGCGTAATTGATCTCCAATACATCCTGCACACCTTTCTTGGCGCTTGGGATGAGATCATCCTCCGGCATCGATTTGACGGATTCACCGCCTCGCGGCACGCATTTGAGGATGCCGTCACTTTCGACAATGTCGAAGAAGAATGCCGATGTCAGGAACTCTAAGGCGTTACGCACTGTAATCGGGCGGTCGAGAATGAACCCTTCCACCGTATCGGTCAGGCGTGACACATCGTAATCACTGGCGGTCAGACCGGCAGCCTGCAGCAGTTCACCAACGATAGCTCCGAGCGTGGAATTACCCAGCTTGCCCTGTACCCAATGACCGGTCGCCCAGAGAATGGAATCCTGCCAGACACCTTCCAGATCAGGCCAGAAGGAAAATGGCCGCGCATCCCACGTCCAGAGGAATCGGCGCGGCACCAGATTGGCATTGCCTGCTTCTTGGCTTCGCTCCTCCAGATAATCCAGTGTGGCATTAAGCGCCTCGCGCTGTGCCTGAAAATCCACCCGGCCTTTAGAGCCGCGAGGATAATAGCTCTCTGAGCTGGTCGGGTCATAGAACACATTGGGCTGATTGGCTGCGCCATCAACGGACGGAAAGCCAAACTCGGTGAACCAGACCGGTTTCATTTTTGCGGTCCAGCTGGTACCACTGCTATCCGGATTGGTATGGGTGCTGTTCCACCAATGCTCGAGGTTTTTCCACGCATAGGTAGGGTCGCCGCCATAGCTGGTTTGCACAGTACGATCGCCGTTCCAGTAACAATCCCAGCCTTCGCCTTTCTCCCAGTATTCCTTGATCTTGTCCTCGTCGATCTGAATCTGCGGCAGATCAGGCGTGAGTGGGAAATAGCTGTCTATTCCGACAAAATCGATATTGGCGCTGGCCCAGAGCGGGTCGAGATTAAACCAGCCATTGGTGCTGTGATATTCGCTCCAGTCAGCGGCATAAGTGATTTGCGTGCTGCTGCCCATGATGCCCTTGACCGTAGCGGCAAGTGTGACCAGCTGTGACACTGCCGGATAACTTCCGGGCGTGTCCGTAAATCCAGTCATGCCGATCAGCTCTGAGCCGATGACAAATGCATCCACCTTGTTTTTCACCAGATTGGCGTAATGGGTGATGAAGGCGTTATAGCCGTTGGTCTTGGTAAACCAGCTGGCGGCATCGGTGGCATTGGCAGGCTCAATCCGGCCCCGCCATGGCTTCGGCACCGGCGTGATCGTATCCACAAACGGCATCGGATAGAGCATGACATTGAGGCCACGCGCTTTTAGCTCATCAACAATCTGCACCACCGTGTGATCGGACGGCGTGCCGCCATAGGTCGGTGTATCCTCATCGAAGAGCAGGACTTTCTGTGCGGTGCTGCGGGTGTATCCGGCAACCGCCCAGTCCTGCGGCAATACCTGCGTGGTACCTTGAAACTCGACTTTCGGGATAATTTCACAGGTCCCGGCATCGGTGGTGGTCGCAAACCATGTGACCACCACCGCCACCCATTCCAGATTGGGCAGCACTTTGAGCAGTTGATCAACGGCGACCAGCACATCGGCCTTGCCGTCATAATTATGCATGTTGATGTATTTTTTGCTGCCAGACGGCGTGAACGCACCGCCATAATCAAAATACCCATCCTGCTTGCTCTGCACATTGGTGCCGTAAACCATCTCGCCCGCGCCGGGGATGATGACAATGTCCTTGATCTTATCCTCGACCGAAGGCGTGAATTTGACCGAGCGGCGCACCTCGAAGGTAAAATTAGGAATCCGGTTGCCATATTCTGCCAGCGGAAAATCCTCAATTACCACATAAGCCATACCCCGATAGGCAGGGATGGTGCCTGCGGGCAGGTATTTGGCCATGATGTCATCAACGGTCTGATCTTCATCGCCCAAATGCACATTATATTTGCCCTGAGCGCTGGAAAGCACATCTTCGGTCAGCACTTTGCTATCGGCCCATACACGGATGACCTCGTCAATCGGGCCTTCGCAGATGGCAATCGCCAGCGTCACGAAATACTCATAGGTGATTGTGGTTTGGCTGGTCGTGGTTTTGCCACCACCGCCGCCTTTACCACCGCCAGAGCTAGTCTGGGTGCTGGTCTTTTCGGTTTTGACTTCCTTGATGTCGGTCGACCAGATGACATTACCTGCCAGCCGCATGGTGCCGTAGACCTTCGGAATCATATTTCCGTAGGTGGATGTCTGCGCACGCAGGTCACCAAGGCGTGGGCCTTCCTGTGTCGGTAGCTGCACGCGCTGCGTTTTAGGAAAGAACGCACCCGCCGCCATGCCACCCAGATTGGCACCCAAGATAGCACCGCTTGGGCCACCGAGCACAAAACCTACGGTGCCACCAACGACAGGAAGAACAATATCAGCCATGAGGTTTTAACGATTTCAGTTGTTTCTTTTTAAAGCGGTACACATGAGTCAGCATGCGCAGCCATGTGTCGGAAAGCGGTTGCTCCACCACCTGACCGGCGCTGGAATTGCAATGGATTAATCCCGCACCACCGCTGGGATATTCCGTGAGCAACCCGACATGCTGCGGGTCACGAAAGGTGCGAAAAAGCAGCACATCACCCATGCGGCGCTGATCCAGCGGCACCTCGCGCAGATGCTTGGAGATGCTCTCCACCAGCCGCCCGCGCTCGGGATACATGGAGTAATTGAACTCATCAGCGGCTACCAGCGAATGGCCGTTGCCATCCTGAATGCCCAGCTCATCAATCAGGCCAATAATTAGCCCGATGCAATCCACGCCGCCGGGGCCACGCGCAGATTTTTTGAGCCGCCCTTGGTGATGATATTTCGTGCCAAGCCATGTGCGTGCCTGCGTGACAATCTGTTCGGGTTTAATTTCAGCCATTTCTATTGGTCTTATCCATGGTTCCTGCGGTGGTGAGCAGCTTGTCCGTTCCCGGAACATCCGGCTCGCCACGAAAATTAAGAATGTTTGCAAATTTGCTCTGGCAGGTTTCGCGGGTCTTATCGCACCCGGCGATGATGTCGAACGTGTCGCCCACCTGAATCGATTTCCCCATCGGCAGCGCCAGCACCACCTGCATGGAGGCAAATTCCTTCACCTCCATGCGCCGACCATCATTATTGCCGCCGGTCCATTCCACTTCGCCGCCCGTGAACCAGCCTGCTGCCTGCGCAAGCGTGGAGGCTTTGAACGTCTGATTATTGGTGACTTCGGTCACCGTGGCCGACACGGTAAAGCTGGCAAGCGCCACCTTACAGCGGCTATCGCCAAGGATAGCGCGGCAGGAGGGAGAGAATACCTCACCAATGGTCTGCGAAAGATGCTGGGTTAAACCGCGCACTTCGGCCTGAAACATTTGGCTGCTAAGCGTTACTTCACCTAAGCGACCGCGCTTGACGACCAGCTTGCCTTGGGTCAGATCGGCATAATTGACCACGAAGATTTCAATCTCAGCATAATCATAAAGACCTGCCAGCAGATCTTCCTCGGTGATCTTGGACGGAAATATCTGACCTTCCACATCCAGATTATCTACGCTCATATTGGATTTGCTCTCCACCGTGGTGGGCGTGAACCCGGCGATGGAGTCATAATCAACGCTATCTATCGTTAGGCTTTGATCATGATCGGTAAAACCAAGCTCGGTGCCATCGCTGCGCGTGATCAGCCAGCAGGTGGCGAGTGTTGTCATGCCGCTGGCAAAATGCGCTTCTAACTGTGGGGAGATGACTCTCATACGCGCACCTCGATCAGCGGGATGCTGCCCCAGTTACCGGCATCGAAACTATCCATGGAGATGGACATCTCGTCCGTGTCGAAGCGCACCGGCACATCAAATTCAAAATCAGCCGTAAGAGTGCCGGACAGACTGGTGGTAATAATGCCCGTGGCCGTATCGATGCTCCAACCGCTGGTCTGCAGAATGCTGTCCTCATAGAGTTTGACGCTGCCGCTCACCGGTTTGGTGATATCCCGCTCATAGACCGCTGCACCGCTGACATATTGCTTCACCAGCTGATATTCATTGCCGCCAAGGGATTTAAGTGGCTGATTCTCAGCTTTGTAATCGCTCCAATCTTTGAATCGGAAGCCAATTGCCATACCCCGGCGAGCGCGGAAGAAAGCAATCAATGCCTGCCACTGCGCCTCGGTTTTAATACCGGATGCGACATTGTATTTGGCGCGAGACTGGCTCCATTTGCTGTTACGCTGCTCGTGACCGGAAACGGTGGCAACCACATCGGTCAGGAATACCGGCCCACCGGTTGCTCCATAAGAGATATCGGTGGGAAACTGGACTTCAACAAAACTCATAAATTCCTCCTTGCACGCTCAATCGAACGCGCCATGTCTGCGGCGATTTGGCCTTGGCTTTGCCGGAACCCACGCGCATCAGGGGTTTGAATATTCATGGTGACATTGACCGGTGCTGCGCCCATGCCATTTGGCATGATGTGCATCGGGGAATTGCCAGCGAAGGCCAGCTCCGGCCCGCGCTCACCAACCACACCGAACTGACCGGCTTTAAGCGTGCCGCCATCTGCGAAGAAACCGCCGAACATGCTGCCCACGCTGGAAAGGATGCTGCCAAAGCCACCGCCGGAACCGCCACCACCTTTGAACAGACCGCCGATGGAGCTAAACAGCCCATCGATCATGCCGCCTTTACCGGTGATGCCGAGGTCTTTGAGCGCAAATTGCAGCAGGGATCGGTTCAGATCAGACAGGAATCCTTTGGCGAAGTCACCAAAGCTATCAAACCGGCCATTAATGGCATCCAGCGAGTCGGCAATGCTGCCTTCCATGGTTTTGCCAAGGTCAGCAAATTCACCCTCGATCACATCGCCCACTTTTTCAGAGGATTTCTGCAGGCGTTCCTGTGCCTGTTCCATGGCGCGACCGAAGGTTTCCTGATTGATATGGCCTTCTTTGAGCAGCTTATTGAGCAGCTCCATTTCCTGATTGTAGCGTTCTAACGGGGTGCGCGTGGATTCAATGATGCGCTGTGCCTCACGCTGCAGCTTAGTAAATTTCTCGGTGGCCTTGCTGGTTTCTTCGGTCTTTTCCGGTGTCTGGGTTTCCTCAAACAGGCTGGCCAGCGAGGCATTCTTTGCCTGACGCGCCTCGGCCATTTTGAGTGCCGCACCCTGAATTTCCGCATCAATGGCGGTATTGAATTCCCGCGCTTCCGCCAGCGCCTTATCGAAGGCATTACCCATCGCATCCAGCAGGCCGGTTTCCAGCGCGGCGCGGGTATTCTCAAACGATACGCCGCCCAGCGGATTTTCAATAAAAGCGGCGAGGTCTTTGCCGAGCGCTTCGAAACGAGCGGAGATGGTTTCTCCAAATGCCTGAAACGCACGCCCGACACCTTTAAATACAGCAATGAACAGATTGCCGAATTTGATGACTTCCCCGACAATGGCTTTAAAGCCCAGCTTGAACAGCGGAATGGCGGCGGTGATTTTCTCGGCCAGCCATTTGATGGCATTGGCCACGGCCATTAAAATATCGGTCAGACCGGCATCGCCAATGGCTTTGACCAGCTTGGAGAAGGCATCGCCCATGTTGGACAGTGCGACATTGAGCGTGCCTGCCTGTTCTTTCATCGCACCGGCAAATTGCACATTACCGATAGATTGCAGATAGCCTTCAATTTCCTTGGCGTTTTTGCCAACAGTGGTGCTCACCCCTTGGAAGGTAAAGGTTACCTGATCGCCTTGGCTTTTGGCCTTGATACCAAACTCTTTCAGGCGCTCAAACTCACCGGTCGCGGCATCGGCCACCGCTTCAATCATCTGATTGAGGCTTTTGCCCATGGCGCTGGCGGTATTGCCATAAGATGTTAGGGCATCTTCCGAAGGTGTCAGTCCCAGTGCTTTCAGTTTGATGAAGGCATCCGTGACTTCTTCCAGCTGGAACGGCGTGGTCGCCGCAAAATCCTGAATAAAGCCAAAGGCGACCGCTGCTTTATCAGCCGAGCCGGTGACAGTGCGCAAAGACGCTTCCAGCTTTTCAAACTTGGTGATGGTATCGACCAGCTGCCTGCCGACAAAAGCCGTGGCCATCAATCCACCAATACGGCTCAACCCGCGTCCCAGCTTAGAGAAGCGGCGATCCATATTCGATACGTTATTGTTGATCTCCGCGAAGGCTTTTTGCGTCTTATTGATCGCACGTATCGTAAATTTGGCCTCAGCGAATCTTGCCATGGTGTTTACTTATCTGTTCGGTTTGAAGTTCAAAAAATGCGACCCACTCCATAAACTGGCGGGTATCCATGGCTTCGATCTCAGCCAGCGGTCGGCTCAGCCGCCATGACAGAGCTAACTGTTTGCGTCGGAAGGGGTCGCGTCGGAGTTTCCCTTATGGGTATCCAGATCACCGAAGAAATGTTCCTCGATCTTTTCTGCGATGCGTGAGACGACACGGTAATCTGCCTCCTGCATCAGTTTATCGCGGTCATTGATGCTGAAGATGCGCTTGCCGCTCTCATCCTTGGCTTTCACCACGATGATATTGGCTGCCTGCTCGATATTGCTGGCTTTCTTGCTGGCAATCTTCTGCATCAAATTGACCTCGGCCATGGTCATCGGGAACACATGCACCATAAGCGGTCCGGACTCATCGCCCCATTCAGGAACCGAGATGATCAGCCTTTCCTGCGCCGCGTAATGAGCAGTAGCACGATTAATAACACTCATCTTCTCCTCCCTAAGCTACGGTTGATTCAGTCAGCGCCCCGGTGCCGGTGAAGCTGAACGAGGCTTCCACCAGACCATCAAACGAGGCGTTGTAAGAAATAGAGGTGATGATCGCGTCACCGCTCCAATAGGTAGCGCCAGTGTCATCGCCTTCGGGGTAAAGATTGAGCGTCACGGTGCCGCCTGCGCTAAGTGCGCCTTGGCCCGTTGTATCCGTTTCATCCCAGAAACCGTCAAAGCTGCCGGACCAGCCTTTGATGGTGGCTTGGTTTTTGCGCCATGAGGTGCCAATGATGGATGCGTCTACGGTGTCGGAGGTAATCTCCATCGACCATGATTTAATTTCAGCGACTTGGTCCGATCCAATAAAGACCTTACCCTCGCTACCGGCGTGCGTGGCCATAGTGTTTCTCCTGTTATGGGGTTGATTAAATGCAGCAGCGTCAGACGAGCGTTTGAGGCTGATGTTCTTTGACGGTGTAGAGAATGGCGTAATTCATTACTGCCACGGCCACTGGCCGCTCTCCATCATCGGAAAATTGGGTTTCGGTGGTATCCAGCACCATGTCTTTGACCAGCCCGCCCAAGGTGACATCGGCGGCGATCAGCTGCTCGATTTCCAAGGCCAGCGCATCGGTATCTTCATCCACTTTGCCCCGGGCTTTGACATAGACTTCAATGCTCAGGCGCAATTCCCGCTGCTGGGTGCGCGGGCGCGACATGGATTGTTCGCCCAGCGTTTCCAGCTTGGTGTAAACAAGCAAGGCTGGCAGTTTTGGGTCATCAATTGGGTAGACACGCGCTTCAAACACATTATTGCCCGCACTGGTATTGCCTTTGAGCAGTGCAATCACCGCCTGACGTATCTGTGTGCGTGCGTGACTCATAGTTTCTCCAGCGTTAATTCGGTAATGCCTTCCTCATCCGGGCGAATGACGGCCACTTCATAATCCACCGCCTCGATGGTGAACTGGTCACCCACGGCGATCTCGGGAATATCCTGTGTGCGTACCGACAGCACCGGGCTGCTGATCACCACATCCACGCTTTCACCGCCTGTTAGCTCGGAATATGCTTGAAACAGACCGGAGAGAACGCGAGACGCACCGCCATTCGGTGTGTAGGTGATCTCGCGCCCATCCAGCCTGTCCAGTATCGAGAGGTGGTGATCGGCCATGTCATCAATGAAGCCCATGATTACAGCCCGACATTGAGCAGCAATTTGACATTGGCATCACCGGATGCAGCAGCTTCTGCCGCCACACCGACAATGGTATTGCCGGATGCGGTGGTGGTCAGGTTGCTGTTGGTGCTGTTCCAATAGAGCTTTGCGCCTTGGGTGACGGCACCGCTGGCCTTCGGCACGCTAAACACGCCGGTGACATGCACCGCGCCGGTTTTACCATCGGCAATGTCGGTTTTAGCGACACCGCCAATCGCGCCAATCAGCACAAAATCCCCGGAGGACACGTCCGCGCCCGAAGGGGTATAGTTGAGGGCTTTACCCTCCTGAACATAGTTAGTAGCCATAGGTTTTCTCCTGTTGGTTATGGATTAAGCGCCGGGGTTTTTGTAAAGCGTGCGGAACTCAAGCGGGGCCGCTGCGGCATCGATGCGCACCTTGTATTCCACCCCGTCAATTGACCAGCCATCCTGCTGATCAAGGAATGGAGCCGCTACGCCATCGAGATAGCCCACCTCAATCGTGTCGAAGATGCTGGGATTGGCGAGCAGATACCACGCCGTGGTGGAATCCGCGTCCAGCCGCGCATCAACGATGATCTCAGCAGCGCCGCGCACCGGGTTCGGAATCCGGCTATTGGTTTTGCTGGGGTCAGTTTCCGACACCATCAACACTCGCGCCGTATCTTCCAGCGCCGCTGGCACAAGGAAGAAGGACGGGCTGATATTGAGTGTCGCCACACCATCTTTCTGGGTACGCATGGCGGTTCGACCGGCACCCACCGTTGCCGCAGATGGCGCACCACCTGAACCGGCAAGGTTGTTGTGATCGGCGTGGAATAGCGCCGTACCATCTGACATGGTCGGGTTGCTGGTGATGACATTGAACACCAGATCGCCCACGGTACGCGCCGCCGCACGTCCCATCTTGCGCGGGATGTCGGTAAACGCAGTCAGGTCGTCATTGATAATGGCCTGACGGGTGATGGAAAACAGCTTGCCGTATGTGGCCAGCTGAATGGTTTCATGCCGTTCACCAAGGCTGCCATGCTTGTATTCACCACCTTCTTTGACCTCATCCAGCGTATCAAACACGCCCATACCCACGCGGGTGTGCTGTTTGAAATCGGACAGGTTTCCGGAGCGGGTGAAGCGCTGGAACACTTCCTCGGCTTCCTCATAACCCCGGAGCATCGCCTTGCGGGCGTTATTCTCCAGCACTTTGGGGAAATCGGAGGTGCTATGGGTAAAGGCGCGACCTACCAATTCGCGCTTATCCATGCGCTCGGTACGGATACCGCGCAGCTCCAAGGATTTACGCGCCATTTCCAAGAGCGTATAGCCACAGAGATCGGTGGGTTTGGCATCTTTGGGTGCGATACCGGCGCGAAACGCGATGGCATCACCGGCAGCGCGAGAGAATTTCTCGACATCGCTTTCACCCATTTCAATGCGTTGACCGGCGGCGGTGGGTTGCTCCTGCTTGCCGATTGCCTCTAACAGCAATTTACGAGCCTCGTTGATATCAATGGCCGGATCATCCAGACATTGATCGCGCACCTCCGTATGGTCATCATAATTGGTAAAGAGTGCGCGGATTTCACTCCGGCGCAGTTTTTCGGATTCCAGCGCCCGTTTGGCACCTTCACCCATGATTTCACCCTTGCGCGTTTCGTCAATTTCCATTGACGCGGCACGCTCGGGCAACTCGTTTGTAGCCTCAGGCATAGGTTTCTCCTTAAGTTTTGGTTGGGGTTGTGAAGGGAGGATGCGCTCCTCCAGTTTCCTGCCAATGCCAACGGATGCGTCGGCGGGAATATCGACCAGAGAGATTTCCATCGGTGTCCAGCTGGTCACGCGATAGAGGTCTGGTGTGTTTTCGTTTTCTTCCTGCAGCTTGCGCTCATTAATGCGGTACGCGACCGACACATTGCGCAGAATGCCATCGCGCACGTCTTGCCAGATGCCTTCCACCTCGGCGCGTTTGGAAAGGCGCACTTCGGCGTAGCCACGACCTTTTTCAATCCACGCACGCTCAACCACACCAATGCGGTTGTCGCGCTCGGAGCGGTCATGGTTGTAGAGCAGCGGAGCGCTGTTATTCAGCCGCTCGAAATCGACCTCGCCATCTGCGTGACCGAGCACCTCAATCCATGGCTCGCTGAAAAAGCTCTGGCGCGTGACCGGTTCTTCCGAAGAAAAAGAAAGCCGCACGAGGCGGCTTTCCGGGTCAATGATGGAATCACGGTTGAGGTCAATCTGCCTTGTCAGTAGCTCCTGCGGCATCTTTTCCGGTTGGCTTTTCGCCTGTGTCTTGCTCATCTTCATTCTCCTGTGATGGGTTATCGGCAGCGGCCTTGGCAGGTTGGGAGGTGGTGAAGCTGATCCCGGCCTTGCTCTCCTGTTCGCGCTCCTGCTTGATTTGTTCGAATACATCCTGCGGGTTGCCGCCGCGCTCGCGGATGACCTGCGCCCGGGATTTGAAGCCCGACTGCACCGCTTTTTCCTCGGCAGTGATTTCCTTCTGCGGGTCAATCCATGGCATGGTTGGCCCTTGGAACCCGGCTTTCTTCAGGGTGCGCGGGTTAATGGCGCTTTGCGGCACTTTCAGCTGGCCGGATAAAACGGCCATATCCACAAACCTCTCCCAGATTGGGCGCACACAGCGTTCTATGAAGTATTCACGCAGCACCGCGTAATGCACCGACTGCTCGACCAATTCCTGCCGCTGAGCCGAATAAGTGCCGTTGTAGTCTTTGGCGATGCTGGAAAAGCTGGTGTTGGTTCCGGCGGCTACCGCTCGCAGCTGGCTATTCCTGAACTGCTCCAGCATGGAGTTGGGCCGGTTGCTGTCGATCATGCCGACTTCCTCACCGGGCAGCAGATTGTCGAAAATCATCCCCGGCTGCATTTTCATGAGCCGATTACCGGCATCATCCATCTGTAAGCCGGAGGTCGGGCCATCGAGGCTTTTACGGATATAGGCACAGATGCTGGCTGCGACTTTCGCCGCCAAGCGTTCCGACACCTCGTAATCCTTAATATCCTCCATGCGCGTTAGCACACTGGCGAAGATGGACACGCCGCGTGTCTGGCTGATGCGGCGGGTCAATTTTAGGTGCAGGATTTTGTCAGCGGTAAAGCGTTTCATATCCTGCTTGAGCGCCAGCACATGCGCGTCACCCGGGTGGTCTTTATAAAGGTGGTAGGCTTTGGGGCGACCCCAGCCGTTCTTTTCCACGCCGTGGACGATATTGCGCTTCTGGTCATTGTGATCAAAAGGCAGATAATCCGCTTCAATCAGCTCCAGCGAGTATGGCACCAGCGTGCCATGGTCGATATTGGCCGAGGTGCCTTGGATGTGTTTGACCAGCACCTCACCATCGCGGAACCAGTGCCGCGCCAACAAACGCAGCATGTGATTCCAGTGGCATTCCCATGTAACTTCCGGGAAACGCACCCATTCTTCCCAGAGTTCGACCAGCTGGTCGTTGATCTCTTTGGCCAGCTCACCGTTTTTCAGTTTCACCTGCGGTTCCACAGTAATGCCGCGCCCAACCACATTGGCCACCAGACAATCCAGCACGCCACCGGCCAGATCGTGGTTTTCGTCCAGATGCCGCGCTTGAAGGCGCAAAGATTCACCCGCACGCTCAATAATCGCGTCACCGGAACCGGGGTCAGTTTTGGTTTTGCGCAGGCGTGATGGCTGTGCCGCCTCGTAGGCACGCTGCGCCGCCAGTATCTTGCGGGCGGTATCACGCCGCAGTGCCGCCTCAGGCGAGATCGCCTCGATTGCTTTGTCGAAAATATTACCCATCGCTAAAATCCGCTAATGCCGCGCCTCCGGTGGAACCGGTAGTAAAAGCCGCTACACGACGCTCCCAATATTGAATCTGCTCACGGATTTCCTTCGCATTGGCCAAGGTGAGCGAGCGTCCGTTCATCGAATAGCTCTGGCCCTTCGCCACGGCGAGATCAGCCGCTATCCATGCGTCCAGCGCGGTTTGTGCCTGTGTTGATGTCAGTGCCATGATTGCCTCAGTTGAAATTCCAATCCTCGTAGCCCATCCATTCGGAGCTACGGGATTGCTTGGTTTTCTGTTTTTCCTGCCGCGTCAGCTTCTCGCGCTCTTGGCTTTGTGCCAGCGCATCGAGGTTCGGATTCAGGATATGCAGCGCTGCCATGCCATAGACACGGCAGTCCAGCGCCTCGTTGCGTTTGCCTTTGGGCATCACCCACACGCGGGTGGGATGACCATTGACGAACTTGGTCTGAATTCGCTCGGCGGTGAGCTGCTTGAAATACTCCTCCGGATAATCTGCCGGAAAGTGGCAGTATCCCGGCCCGGGTTGATGGATTTTCAGCCGCGAATAGAGCATCTGCTTGGCCGTATCGGTGCCAATGGTGAACAGCTTTACGCGCAGCTTATTGTTCTTGCTGAACTTGCTCACCAACGGTTTGCCAATCTGACTGGCACCTTTGATGGCAAACACGCGCTCATGCTCACGGGCTTTGCAATATTCATAGACGCGCTGCGTCTGATGCCCGCCGGAATCCACACATGCGGCAGACAAGGATAAGGTGCGGCCATCGGCAGACTGAATCGTCTGGTGCAGCACCGCGTCCAGATCTTCCCAGACTTTATTCTGCGCCGGGTCGCCATGCAGCACATGATATTGCAGCGACCAGCTTTCCTGCGCCAAGCCCCAACCGATGACCTCGGCTTCCAGCCGGTCATCCTGCACATCGACACCGACGGTAATCACAATCACGCCTTCAGGCGCGATGCGACCCCAGTTTTCCTTGCGTTTGAGAAGTCCGGATGGGTCTACGCCCTCCGTCTTGTCCTTCCATGTCTCGCCCAGCGAGGTATTAACCCAAACCTTGAGCGTTTCCGGCAATCGCTTCGCTTTAAGGAAGCTGACCACCATATCCGACCATTTAACCCATGGGCTGTACAGCTCGGAGATATGGAACCCGACCACACCATTAAACGCTGCCTCGGCTCGCCATTCTCCATGGGAGAGCATCCATATTTTATCGCTTTCCTGTAACTTGACCCTGCAATGCTCGCACTCGTAGCGCGTGCTTTCGGGGTGTTCCTTGTCAAATTTTACCTGCGCCCAGCTGAGCACCTGAAACGTGCCGCATTCCGGGCATGGCACATAATAGCGGCGCATGTCGCTCTGCTGATACCGCGCATCAATCTTACTCTCGCCCTCGATGGTTGGCGTGCTGGCCGTAACCAGCAGCCGGTTCCAAAAGGTGGTCGAGCGTTTCTGCGCCAGCGATCCCGGGTCACCTTCCGCACCTGCAGAGGACGGATAGCGATCTTCCTCATCCAGCAGCACAATCCGAATCGGGCGGCTAGCCAGTGAGGACGGGCTATTCGCACCGGCCATGGTGATATGGCCACCGGCGAATTTTTTATGCAGCAGCGTATTGTTGCTATCGCGGGATTTGGGGTCCTTAAACAGTGCGGTGAGCACTTCCGTGTCGCGTATCATCGGCGCAAGGCGGTCCTTGCTCCATGTCTCGGCCATATCCAGCGTTGGCTGAATCATCAGCATCGGTGACGGGTCCTGATGCGTGAAATAGCCAAGGATATTATTGAGAATCTCGGTTTTGCCGATCTGCGAGCTGGTCATATAGACCACCTCCGACACGCCCGGTTCATTCACCGCATCCATCATACCGCGCTGATAGGGAGCGCGGTCGGTCACCCAACGGCCCGGCTCACTGCTGGCCTCGGGGCTAAGCCTCCTGTGCTGATCGGCCCACTGGCTCACCGTCAATTCCGGTGGTGGCGTCCAAGCCGATATCACCGTCCTGATCATCTGGCTGTAGGTCTTCGCTGTCATCATGCTCGTAACTGGCTAATTCGGTTAGTGCCTCGTGGATGGTGCGCTTGAGGAAATTCTCAATCTCCTCCGGGTCCTTGAGGTTAGAAATCTGGTAGGCCACCTTGGTGGGGATGGAGAGCAGCTTGGAACGGCAGGCATTCACCATCGCCATCCAGTCAGCCTCAAGCCGATCTATTGTCACCAGCGCACCGGTTTTTTCTGCCAGATCAATTTCAGCCATATCGGCCTGCGCTTTAATCAGCCGCGCACGCTCCAGATGCGTGTCACGCGGGGCGGCACCTTTGCCAAAGGCACGCTGCTGTAAATAATTGATGTACGCACGGACACAGCCCACCAGCTCATACTGGTTCTTTTCAGGCTTCGGGATGATGCCGTCCTTGGCCAATTGCTGCACGCGACGCTCTGTCAGACCGAACAATTTTGCGATGGTGGATACCGGATAGGACGTTGTCATCTAACGCTCTCTTATTCTTCGATTTTCTTGTCTAATTGACTTGATAAGCACTCGGTTCCAAGCATTCATGGGATTGTCCTTAAGGGGCAAGACATTAACCAAACCAAGGAGTTACCGATGAATAAGAAGCAAGATGCACAGGCCGCTTACGCTGAACGCTTAAGCAATTTGAAAACGATGCTTACCCGCCTGCAAAAAGAGGCTGACCACGATTTTAACAGCGCTGGCGAAACCATCCACTGGGGCCATGTTGGCTCGCTCGCAAGGCTGGAAGAGCTTATCAAAGAAGCCCACGACCAAACTTTTAACGAAGGCGAATACGCCAATTAACCAACGGAGGACATCATGACCAAGCAAACCAAAACCAAAGCTAAGCCTCAGCCTAAAGCAACCGCACCGGTTGAGGCACCCAAGCGCGAAACCAAGCAGGCGATTATCATCAGCCTGCTAAAGCGTGAGCAAGGAGCAACCTTGGATGAACTCATCAAAGCCACCGAGTGGAAGCCACATTCGGTACGTGGCCATCTCTCCAACCTGCGTAAAAAGCAGGGATTGGATATCCAGCCCAGCTTCGCTGAGGATGGCACCCGCAGCTATCGTATTATTCTATAGACTTTTTGCATTTTCGGTTTGTTTGTATATGCTTTTCAATAACAATTGAGGAACTTATGTTTAAAAAGATTTTTATTTGCTCTGCAATTTTCGCCATGACTTCATCAAGCGCATTTGCTCAAAGCATGTACTGCGACAATTATGGCAACTGCTCTGGTGGCGGCATTAATACCTATAGCGATAATTATGGTAACACAACGGGTACGGTTGGTAATAACTCCTATAACACGTATTCTGACGATTACGGCAATACGACTGGCAGTATCGGCAACAATAGCATTAATACCTATAGTGATTCTTATGGAAACACGACCGGCACCATAGGGAACGACAGTGTTAATCTTTACACTGATGATTACGGTAACACTACCGGAACCATCGGAGGAAGAAGCGTAAATTGCTATACCGATAATTACGGCAACACCAGCTGCAACTAGGTATTACGCTCAGCAGCGACAACTGCAAAATCTTTTTCTTCACCGGCAAGCATTGCGCTTTTGCCGGTGAACTCTTCCCAGCGTTTGACAATCACATCACAATAGGCCGGGTCCAGTTCAATCAGCCGCGCATAGCGTCCGAGCTTTTCGCAGGCAATCAGGGTTGAGCCTGAGCCGCCGAAACTATCGAGCACAATATCCTTGCTCTTACTGGAGTTTTTCACCGCCTGACAGACCAGCTCCACCGGCTTCATGGTAGGGTGCAGGTCGTTCTTCTGTGGCTTATTGAAAAACCAGACATCGCCTTGGTCACGCGCACCGCACCAGTAATGGTCGTTGCCTTCCTTCCAGCCATAGAGGATGGGTTCATACTGGCGCTGATAATCGGAGCGGCCAAGGGTGAAGGTATTCTTCGCCCAGATGATGAAGGTTGACCATTTGCCCCCTGAGGAGCGGAACGCGCTTTGCAGCGTGTCTAATTCGCTGGAGCTCATGCAGATGTAAAGCGCACCCTTGGTCACGCGCAACATATTGGCGCAGGCATCCGTGAGGAAGGCTTCAAATTCATTGCCGAGATTATCATTCATAATCTTGCGACCGGCTTTCGCACCACCTTTGGCGCGGATTTTATCCTTGGCCGTATCGCCGTAATTCACATTGTAGGGTGGATCGGTAAAGACCATATCCACCAGCTGACCATCGAGCAGCGTATCAAGCACAGCCGCATCGGTACTGTCACCGCAGATCAGGCGATGGTTGCCAAGCACCCAGACATCACCCGGTTTACTGACCGGCGTCTCTGGTGCTTCCGGCACATCGTCATCATCGGTTAAACCGCCTTCGTCAATCTCAGCCAGCAGCTTTTCCAGTTCATCGCCATCAAAGCCGGTGAGATCAAGATCAAAACCTTGCTCCGCCAGTTCGCCCAGTTCCAATCCGAGCAGTTCATCATCCCATTCCGCTTCCTGCGCGGTGCGATTATCCGCAAGGCGGTATGCTTTCACCTGCGTAGCGGTTAAGCCGGTTGCGGTATGCACCGGCACTTTCGTCAGGCCAAGCTGTTGTGCTGCCTGCAGGCGTGTATGACCGGCGATAATCACCATTTCCTCATCCACCACAATCGGCTGTCGGAAGCCATACTCCTTGATGGAGGCGGCTACCTTGGCGATGGCCGCTTCATTACGGCGTGGATTTCGTGCATAGGGAATCACCCGACCGATGTCGATCAGTTCTACTTTCATAATCTCATTTCGCTATTGGGGTTTGTAAGTCTTTGTTTTATGGCGCTTTCATATTCGCCGTAGCGAAACGAAACGCATTTTTTCATTTTGGCCCTAGGCAAAAGCCGCGCCCTCGGCGCACCCGTGAGGGGACGCCCCGGGAGGACCCGTGGCTCAATCCGAGGGATTCGGCGGTGTTCAGGGCTGTTTGTATCGATTCAGATAGAAGGCCAGATTGCGATGAAACTCAGGCTCAAAGCGTTCCTGAACCTTCGCTTGCATGATGGCATCGTTCTCACGCTGTCTGAACAGCTGCATGATGCCGGGACCAAATAGCATCTTGAGCGGCAGACGTTTGCCACTCTTGCGCACATACACCGTGGTCTTGCTGGAGCCACGTCTGCGCGGTGCGATGAAGGCATCGGTTAGCGTGCGTGTCTTGCCATAGACCTTGGCACGTACCAGCCCACGCTTGCCACCGGGTTGCTGAGTGGGCTTCTTGCTACCCACCACAAACTCGATCAGCTGTAGCGCACGATCACGCGCCACCAATGTGGCCCAAAGCTGTTTGAACGTGGCCTTGTGTGTTTCAATGCGGCGCTTCACAGCGGCCTGCCTGCTGTTCATCTGCGGGGCAATGTGACGGGCCGATGCCACTTTGGCGCTTTCAGCTACACGGTTCAGTGTGCGGATGGTCGCTTGAGGCGCAACCTTGGTTTCAAGCGCGTTTAATCCGCGCCTCAATTTCTTGAGGTCCTGCTGTACGGTAATATCGAATGCCATGGGGAAACTCTCGACCGCGATATAGAGGGCTTCCTGCATGCGCACCTCTCGCGATTATGGTGTTGATTATGCTGAAAAATGTTGCAAGTGTCGAGAACTAAAGTGTTGCAACACTTTTTACTCTATCCCTCAACCATTTAATCTTGCTGCTATTTTCTCGCAGGCAATCACCCATTTACGCCATGCGGTGGAGCGGTCACATCCCAGCTCCCAGCAAATGGTTTTCCAGCGCACTTTGGCGGCGCGTTTCCAGATCAATTTGCGTTCTTCCACCTCAATCCATTGCATCCAGTCAAAGGTCTGCTCCAGCCGGGTGATGGCATCCGGTGTGGCGCGAAGGCGCATCGGCATCGGTTCCATCTGCATGATTTCATTGGGGCTGTGTTTCATGTCCGGCCAGAGGTTGAAATAACCCTGCACGCGCACTGGTGGTAATTTCTTGAGCGTATAAATCGCTTCCTCAAAATGCTCTGCCACATCCTTTGCTGTCCATTTATCTGCCATGCGCACCTCCGGATTGTTTGGTGACATCCGCAAGCACCGCCGCATAACCAGCGACATCCACCATGCTGTCAGTGTGGGTGGGGTCATTGCTCAGGCGAGCCAGTTTTAAATCCAGCATGCACAGCACCACCTGTTCGGCGCTGACCTGCACACCCAAGGTGAGTGACCAGCGTTTGGCAATCTGGTTGAATAACGTGGCGGCATCGCCATAGCTCTGCCCACGTTCCTCCACGATGGTGAGTGCGTGTTGTAGTAATCGAACGGCGTTGCTCATGCTGACCTCCCGATAGTGTGTTGCTGGATGGCGTAGTGAAGCAGCGCGATAGCATCGGCCTCGTTGTCATCTTCCGGATTATGGCCAAGCGCCTTGACCGCATGGATGACAGCCTGCTTGCCCGCATTGCCTTTGCCGGTGATGAATTTCTTGATGGTGCCAACCGGAACGCCCTCATATGGCAAGCGGTATTCCTCACACCATGCGGTGAGTGAAGCGAGGAAACCGCCATACGCGTGGGCGGCATCGACACCGAGGTGACGTCGCACTTCCTCGAAATAGACCGCTTCGATCTCTCCGGCGATATTGCGGGTTTCATTGAGCCAGCGTTCAAACCGCAGGTAACGCATACCGCCACCCTCAAACCGGCGTGGCCGAAAATAGGCCGTTCCGCTCAGGATGCGTCCATGTTTATTCGAGAGCGCCCAGCCGGTCTTGGTTCCAAGATCGAGGCTCAGGATGATGGGATTAGGATTGTTCATGTGTGACCTCCGGGTTGGTTGATGGTTGTGACGGACTGCGCGGATCACCCTCGACCGGGGAGATGTGTCCCCGACAGGGACACTCTCTCCCGTAGGGAGAGGGAGTTTCACCCGAAACTGGATTACGCTCTGAAAGCATTGAAAACATTGGGGTTTCGGGCAGTTCGCGCAGTTTGTTTTTCAGATTTTTTGTGCGGACTGGAAAAATCGCGCAAAGCGTTACAAATGCTGGTTTTTTGACCCGTTTCCAGTTTTGCGCAGTTCGCAGATTTGTGACGAACTGGCGCAGTTTTGCGCGTGCAAATGGGGCATAATGAGTGAAGAAAAAGAGGAATTCGGTCATGCCTGTTCCTCCTCGTCGTAAATCCACACGCGAGGATTCTCGACCGGCAGCGGCGCGGCAGAGAGCTTGCATTTATAATGGCTGGGAAAGACATGGCGCAGCTTGGCGCTGATCTCGCCGGTTTCCGGGTCAACCACTTCCTCGCCGGTGGCAAGCTGCATGTCCTCCACGCACATATAACCGTATTTGGTGCGGGAGGCTCTGGGCAGTCCGTATTCCTCCGCATCACGGAAAAACTTGATGTAGCCCTTGGTGGAGAGCACTTCGAGGCGTTTGCGGATGGAGGTTTCACCGCCCAGTCCGGCGTGATTTTCCAGCGCCTGACAAAACTGGTTCATGGTGTAAACATTGCCTTTGCGGGCCTGCTCGTAGATGATCTGCAGGATCACATCGTGCTTTCTGCGCCGCTCGGCATCGAGCTTCTGACCATAGTCCTGATTGACCAGACGCTCGGAATGGTGCTCCAGTTCGCGCCACACATAGTCAATCTTATCGACCAGTTTAGCAGGCAGTTTTGGGCCATTGCGCAGCTCAAAAATAATCTGACGCACGCTTTGCTGTTCGTCCGGCTGAAACATGATCAGTCCGGTGGTATAATAACCACGCAGACTGCTGGCACCGGAAAGCGCCTGAAACGGGTCTTCCTCCAGCTTCTTCTTTTCAATCTTGCGGGTGTGGTGGGCGAGGATGACGCCTGCATCTGGGTTGATACGATCACGCAAGGCATCCAGCCGCTGCTGCAGGAAGAACAGCATGGCGGCATTGTCATTCTCACCCGCATCGCTTTCGCCGCCGTCAAACACGTTGCGCAGCGGGTCCACGACAATGATGTCCACGGTCTCGCTAAAATGCTGACGGATGGTATTGGCCGTAGCCGTCACCCCGTCATCATTGAGCAGCATTTTGCATTGGGGCGTGATGACCAGATTTTCGCGCACCAGTGGCAGCAGATTTTCGTCAAACCGCAGCGCCTGCAAACGCTCGCGCAGATAATGGTAGCCGATCTCTGCCTGCAGATAGAATATCCGCATCGGGCGTGGCGGTGTCATGCCGAGGAAGGAAACACCCGCTGCCATATGCGCCAGTAGCGCCAAGAGAAAATCACTCTTGCCGACCTTGGGAGCGCCGCCGAATACCAGCAAACCACCGGGAGTCAGCACACGCGGTGCAATCAAATCCTCCGGCATCGGGCTGGTATCATCAAGCAAGTGGCCAACAGTGTAGGCGCTGATAGTCGGCTGAATCAGATCGGTATGGCTCTGCTGTTCCTTGATAAAAGCACGCACATCCATGTCGTCAGCAACCGCATCAGCGGCATCCCAGCCTTCTGGTTTATCCTCTGGTATGGTGAGCGTGGTCAGTGAGGCAATGCCTGCCAGCGGCAAGAAGATGCGCAGATTCTCCGCGTAATCACGGCCAGCCTGATCGTGATCCGGCCAGATCAACACATGCTTGGATTTGAGCGGCGACCAGTCGGTTTTCTCGAGCGGTGCCTTCGAGCCGAACATCGCCGTGGTGGCGGCAAAGCCCTTCGCGATCAGCGCGTCGGCGGCTTTTTCACCCTCGACCAGCACCACATGGCTGGCAGATTTTAATCCGGGCTGGTTATAAAGCGGTCGCGGCTCCGGTGCTTTATATTTACGGGCGATCACATCCCATGGACGAAACTCCTTGCCGCCCGGTGGGTCATAACGATACACGCATGCGAGAAGCCTGCCATTGGCATCCAGATAATCCCACTTTGCCGTGTGTGGGCCTAGCTCATCCTCAGGTGCTGCTGGCAGTTTGGCGGCAGTTCGCACAGTTTGCGGCGCAGTTTTTGCCATGCCGAGCCACTCCTGCGCAGAGCTGACCACCTCGGGAAAATGCGATTTAGTGTTCAGACCATTGCATGCTGCCCAGAGTTCGAAGATATCGCCACCTTCACCGGTAGCAAAATCATGCCACATGCCAGCCTTTCCGCTATTCAGCTCGACCTTGAGGCTGTCACCCTTGGCACCATGAATATCGCCCACTTCAAACACGCCGCGCTTAATACGGCCCGCAGGCAGCAGGTAAGCAAGCACCTGATTGAGGCGATCCAGTAAGGCTTGACGCACTTCATCAGTGGGGATGGTTTCCGGCTTAGACTCCCAGCCTTGTGCAGGTGCATCGTTAAAATCAGTCCAGCTTGTCATACGCCCTCCCAGCAACGGTTGCGGTAGGCGCAGAAACGGCACTCGAAATGTTCAGGGTCAGCCGTATGGCGAGGCAATAACTCTCCGGCCTCAGCAGCGCGTAAAATATTGACGGCGCGGTCGCTGGCGGTTTGTGCGAGCGCGGCATCAAATGCTACCAGCTCAAAATAAAGCTCTGCTGTATCCTTATTGATGGCGGTAAAGAGCGCAGGGTTCTGGCAAATACCCGGAACCGAGCCTTCCATATAGGCTTGGTAGATGGCAATCTGCGCCGCATACACCGGCTTTGATTTGGCAACACCGCGCTTAACCGTATCGTTCCATGACTTGGCATTGAGGGATTTACACTCCCACAGCATCGGAAATGTCAGGCCAAGCTCCGCAGGCGC